CTCAGACCCGAATTGGAAGGATCTTTAAATTTAGTAAATTTATTTGGACTGGCATGGTAAACAATGTCTTTGATTTTACTGTTAGGGAAAATAATCTCCAAATATTGAGAATACTCTTCTTTGGTACCAATGTTCTCCAATTCAGGATATTCATTGAATATGGAATCAACTCCATCTTTGATTTCTGAATCAAGACCTGTTTTAAAGGTTCTTAATTTATCAATCATTTTTCTTATGTCGTCCATTATTTGTGATTATTTTGTATTTATAAATATGGATGTATCAATAAATAATAACGTTTTTAAAGTCATCACTTTGATTGACCCACTTTCCCAACAGATAGGTATGATGGGGAAGAAATTTAGACATCCCAAACAAGGCTTACTTTTCTTAATGGGTGGAAAAAAACAATGTTTTTGGATGAAAAATTGTATAATCCCCTTAGATATTATAATAATAAAAAATAATGTTGTTGTCAACATTCACCACAATTGTCCTCCTTGCATCGAAGATGATTGTCCAAGTTATTGTGGGAATGGTAACATTGTTTTGGAGTTACAAGGTGGGACCTGTGATAGACTCGGAATATCAGCAGGAGATACTATTAACTACTTGTTTTAGATAGATCAATTTTTTCTTTCAAAACTTTTTGGAATTGGTTTGCAATCATCTTTGTAAATTTGACTGAAGGTGAATCTTCAGATTCATTGAACCTGTTTCCACCTTTCGGAGGTCTTGTACTTTTACCTAAATAATTCAGTCCAGATATATTAGTAATACATTTGTGTCCACCTGAATTGGATTGAATTAAGCCCCAAGCATTTACTCCTATCTTGTCCATTTCATCATCGGATAGTTCCTTGAAGGGTTTGTCCATCATGGATTTTATTTTTCCAAGAATCTCTTCCCCTCCATCCATAAACATTATTTTCCCACCATATAGTGCGTCAAAATCTTTGAATGTAAATCCAACACTCATAGGTCCTACACTTGTTTCACTTACCCATTTGATCGTTGACAATGGTATTGATCTTTCTTTCAATTGGTCTTCCCATTTACCTAAAACTTCTTGTGCAATTTCACCGAGATTGACCCCTTTGAGCTCTCTTTCTTTTTTGAAAGGATTACATGAAGCCTGAACTAATCCCAAAGGCCAAGCCATAATCATAAAGTCAGCTTCAGGGTTATTTCTAAACGGTGTATATCGGTCATATGATCCAGGTTTGAACATACTTCCACCACCATATTGAAAAATGATATTATCTGTAACAGTTGGAAAACCTTTCATCTGTTGGACATATTCTTGAGCGTTCTTCTGAAGTTGTTCAGGGGTTGCTGAAGTTGTTTTACGCATCCATGCCTTGATGTTGTTAAGGATAGACATTAAAGATGGCTCTGAATCCATAACCAATCCTTCAAGGAATCCAGGTTTGTTTTTGAAGGCTAATAAAAGTTTGTTCGTTACTAACCCAAGTAACATTTTGTTTCTTTGTAAACTTGTCTCTTTGTCAACTCTGAAAAGATAATTGACCACATCTTCGGGAGATATATTCTGTCTCGCGAAATCAGCGGAATCTACAGTACTAATCAACAAAATGTCGGAAGATGGAAACAAATCTTTTGGGGAAACTATTTGGGATATTGTTTCTACATTAGATCTTGATTGTCTGAATGATGTAGATTTAGTATCTTCAGCGCCAGCCTGTCTGTCATGGTGATCAGTGTGAATAACGAACATTGGTTTCCCATGAGCAAAATCAACTAAAACTGGCATAGTGTCTCCCTGAGCATCGTTCTTTTTGATTGCAAACTCTTTGTCTCCGTATTGAATTACGTGAGCATCGACAACATCAATACCGTTATCTTCGAGGTACTTCTTCATTGCCACTGCAGTTGTGACTCCATCCAAATCCTGATGAAAATATATTTCAGCTTTTGGATACCTCTTTTTCAATTGATTGATATCTCTCAGACCACTTTCTTTAAGTAATTTCATCAATATTTTAATGTAAGAAGATATTTCGATTTGTTGATCTTAGCCAACATTTCATCTCTAATGTTTAATAAATCAGTATCATATTTGGAATCTAATTGTTCAGAGAACCCGACTAAAAATTCTGTAATTCCATCCATGAAATTTTGAATACTAAGTGAACTTATATCTTGGAACATGAGAGCAAACTCAGCTTCGAATTCTGGTCTACCATATTTACCCATCATTACTTCTGCAAATTCGTCAATCAGTTCCCCTAATCCATCATAAATTTTTCCATAAGTTCGATGTTTTGCATCACCATAAGTTTGCCAATGAAGAAATTTCCACTGTAATTGTATTTGAACTAGTTTTTTTATAAGTTCTTCTTTCATTTTATATATAATTAAACCGGTAACGGATTTAGTTGCCCCATGAATAAATTTCTTAGAAATTTAGCAAAGGGATCCATTTCTGCTGAGGATTCAGATGAGGATTGATCTTGTGAAGGTTGAGATTGAGTTTGATCGACAGGTTGTCCTTGCCCAAAATCTTCTTCGAAATACCTTCTTGCCTGAGGAGTATTTTGGTACTGTTCTAATCTTCTTTGAAATTCAGGGTCTCCCATCTGAGCAATGACTTCCTCTGGCCCAACAAAGTTACCTAAACCTATATAATCCAAAAATCCTAACCACCATTTAGTTGATTGCATTAAGATTTTCAATCTTCTACCTTCTGGTGATCTGAAAATTCTTGGTATGCCTCCAAAAAATACCTGAGACATAAACCCAGGTTTGGATAAAGATGCGGGATCAAAAATTTTACTTGTTTTAAGATAGTTTTGAATGACAGGTATATTACGTTGCAAGTTAGCAGGTGTTGGAGCTGCAAGTGCTACTTTAACTCTATTCTGTAAACCTTTACTTTTGGCACCAGCTCTACCCAATAAAGTGAAATAATCCATTAGAGTATTTTTCATCCCTTTGAACGGACCTAAAGGAATCCCATCAAGAGCTCTATTTATTTTTGGTGCCCAAGACGAAGCTGATTGTAACAACTTACCAACGACCCCAGTACTATTTGCCAACGTATCCAAAGATTTGATTGCCGCCTTATATTCAGGGCTACCAGGAGGAAATCTAGATACAGCTTTCAGAGCAGCTTCTAAAGTTTTTGTACTTGCCGATCCTAATTTCATTGCCCCCATTACAGGTTTTGCAACCACATCACCGGCATAAGGAACGGCTGCGATGATACTTAAAATCCCAAATAGGGTTTCTCCTTGTGTAAAATATGATATACCATTTACGATATCGACGACTCCTGTTGGATCCGCTAATCCCACAACATCCATTACGGTATTATACCAAGCTTCATTCAACTGACCATCGTTCAGATTTGATTTCAATCTTGTAAGTTGGCTTTCTGTGATTATAATCTGAGACATTTATAGTTTTTTTAAATAAATATCCATGAAAACAAAAAAAAGGTCATTAAGACCTTTAGAAATCAAGAACCACTTGTTTTTTTTTATCCACGAAGTGTTGAACTCGTTTTTTTGCGATTTCACAATAGTTTGGACTCAACTCGATTCCAATCCATCTCCTCCCTAATATTTCAGCACTTACCAATGAAGTCCCCGAACCAGCAAATGGATCTAAAACAAGATCATTCTTATAAGTCAGAATTTTTATAGCTTTACTGGGAATATCCATTGAAAAGGTTGCTTTTGTCTGTTGTTTGGTGTCAGCAAAATATTCCCACTGTCCATACACCAAACTCATGAATTCTTTCTTATCCTCATCTTTATAGACGGTTTTCTTCTTTACTGATCCATCTTCATGTTCAATATCAACAACTTCAAACTTCCACTGAGTTTCACCCTTTACCTTCTTAATTCTGTCTTTTTTATAAGCAAGAATTACACACTCTTTTGGATTGTAAATGTAAGGTGACGATGGAGACATCCAAGAACCCCATGCAGTAGTTTTACTTCTATGAGGGGCGTTCTCATCAAGATCGACTAATCCATAGAATTGGAATCCAACTTTCTTCATCATGGCCCAAAACTCAGCCATAAATAAAACACGTCCACCTCTGTCCTGAACGTTGATTTCGTATGGAATGTTAATAGCAATTCTACCGTCATCTTTCAGTATTCTGAAAGCCTGTGACAACCAATCGTCTGTAAATCTCCAATAATTATCCATCGACTGTGTGTCGTTGTGGACATCATAATCAATACCTACATTATATGGTGGAGATGTAATAATCAGATCAATACTTGATTCGGGTAAATTACCCATCTCTTCGACACAATCACCGTTTATTATTCTATTTGTTTGTAACTCCATCCTTTTTGATATTTTCGATCTTTCTGTTGAGATAGAAAGATGCTTTTTTGAGATCTTCTAATTCTTTTGTTTGGTCTTTTTTACCCGCCCTCGCCACATACTTTACCACATTGAAGAGATAGGCATCTTTATCTAATCCCCACTCTTCACAAACTTTGATAACTTCGTATGGATTCGACTCTCCACCATAATGGTTTGGGTGATTAACCATTTCTTTTTCATTTTTTCCCATCTTTACCCCACTTTTTTTCTAAATAATCCGCATAACGATCATACTTACTTGGACTATATAACATCCAAATAAAGTAAATGTCGA